GAGTCGTGTTAAGTCAGTTGCTGGCGCTGTTAGCTCTCTGAAGCAGAGAAGAATCAATTCTTCTTATGGATGCACCTTCTACCCATGGGTTAGAATCAGAGATGATATCTCAAATGCATCTCTCTGGGTTCCGCCTTCTGTCATTGCCATCGGTACATTCGCTTCATCCGAGGCTAAGGCTGAGCTATGGTTCGCACCTGCTGGCTTTACGCGAGGCGGCCTAAGCACTGGTGCTGGTGGGTTTGGTGTTCTGTCAACCACTGAGAGGCTTCGTAGAGAGGACAGAGACGATCTCTATGAGGCTAACATTAACCCAATTGCAACATTCCCGAGCGAAGGAATTGTTATCTTTGGCCAGAAGACTTTACAAGTCACACCAAGTGCCCTTGACCGAATCAATGTCCGCCGCTTAATGATCTTCTTGAAGAAGAGAATTTCTAGAATTGCTGCTGGCATCCTATTCGACCAGAATGTCAAGACCACCTGGACTCGCTTCAAGACTGAAGCGGACAAATTCCTTGCGGGCGTCCAGGCTAATCTTGGTCTTACAGAGTTCAGAGTTGTTCTTGACGAGACCACTACAACTCCTGACCTTGTTGACCGGAATATTTTGTATGCAAAGATTTTCCTCAAGCCTGCTAGAGCGATTGAATTCATTGCAATTGATTTTGTTATCACAAGAACGGGCGCGAGCTTCGACGATTAAAGATAAATATTAGATTTTACACTACTTAATAGTAGAACAAGAGGGAGACTAAAAACATGGCATCAGGATTCTGGACTTCGTCCGACGTATCACCAAAGAGAAAATTTAGATTTTTGCTTACCATTGGTAGCATGCCTAACGGTGCGACGTGGTACACCAAGTCAGTTGGCAAGCCAACATTAACTATTGGGTCATCTCCTCATAAGTTCCTTAATCATACGTTTAAGTACCCAGGTGGTGTTACATGGAATGATGTTAGTGCTACCCTTGTTGATCCTGTTAGTCCTGACGCTTCTGCTAACCTCTCTAGAATTATCCGTGAGTCTGGGTACCGACCTCCGATTGATGTTAATGACACGACCACAATATCAAAGAGAAATGCAGTGGCTGCTCTAGGCACCGTGGTCATCACACAGATTGATTCAGAAGGCAACGCAGTCGAAATCTGGACTCTCAACAACGCATGGATCTCAGACCTTTCATATGGTTCTGATTTAACTTACGACGCTGAAGATCTGACAGACTTAACGATTAAGTTTACTTACGACTGGGCGTCTATTGAAACTGCTAACGCGGCAGAGGCTGGTCCCGTTCTTGGCGAGGCAAGCAACAGATACTGGGTCCCTGGGCAGTCGTCATAATATATAACTAGAGGTGTTAATTGGCTAGAAGAAATAATAAGGGCAGGACAGCTTCTCCTGTGCCTTTCGTACCTGAGCCCCCACAGCAGGCTGGTGCTCAACTTGGTTTTGCAAGTCCTACGGAGTTTGTGGAACTGCCGTCTAAGGGTAGGTTGTATCCTCCTGACCATCCTTTCCACATGAGAGAGGAAGTAGAAATTAAATTTATGACAGCCAAGGAAGAAGACATTCTGTCTTCTAAGGTTTTGTTGTCTAAGGGTCTAGCGTTTGATAGACTGCTACAAAGCTTACTTGTTGATGATATTGATATCAAGACTCTGATAGCAGGAGATAAGAATGCTTTACTTGTGGCGGCCAGAGTCACAGGCTATGGTCCTGAGTATGCAGTGAATGTGACCTGCCCTAAATGTGGGCACGCAGAAGCTTACGACTTTGATCTTGAGTCGCTTCCTCTAATTTATGTACCAGAGGACCTTGAAATCACCGCAGAAGGTACGTTCTCTGTAACCTTGCCCAAGACAGGCGCAGAGGTAGAAATAAAGTATCTTAATTCTAAGGAGCAAGAATACCTTACTCGGAATGCCGAAGCAAAGGTTAAGAATGGTTTGCCCGAGACAACCACCACAGACTTCTTAAAGATGGTTATGGTATCAATTGGCACGGAAACAAGTAGAAGAAAGATAGATTCTTTTATTATGAACATGCCATCCTATGATTCATTGCATGTTCGTAAGATTTATAACTCTATATCACCCAACATAGACATGAAGCAAGATTACCAATGCTCTTCTTGTGGCGCTACAACGGCTTTGGAGGTGCCGTTGGGTGGTAACTTTTTTTGGCCTAACTGATAAGTATATAGAAGGAATTTACGAACAGTTTTTCTTCATGAAGTATCATGGAGGTTGGTCGTTTACGGAGGCGTACAATCTTCCGATACCCATTAGAGAGTGGTTTCTAAAAAGGCTCATAAAACAGAAGGAACTCGAATTAGCTCCAGAGCAAGACAAATAGCAAGTATAATTGTGTATTATACTAATTACTTGTATAAGGAACCTCGCTAATGAGCATATTTGATGACATACCGGGAGTTAAGGAAATTGTTGATGCCATAGATGGCCTTACTGACGTTCTTGGCAAAATAGCAGACAATCCAGGTGCTGGTGCAGCCGATGCGATAACAGGTATCTCAGACAAGACCAAAGACTTTGCCAAAGTCTTTGGAGATGCTGGGGAGCAGATGGGTGGTACATTTGGTGTTATGCTCCAAAATATAGAAGATATTGGCAAGACGGCGGCCACCCTTGCGCCTGTCATGGCTCAATTCGCCGCCACAAATAAAATTATGGCTGAGCAAACTAAATTTGCTGCTAAAGCACTGTTTAACCTCCCAAAAGACGCAGCTAATGCAGCGATTGCTTTTAACAAGGCAACGGGTGCGGGCGGAGAGTTTGACGATAAAATAATATCATTAAGAGAGAATCTTGTTAAAGTGCCAGGCGTTCAGCAAGCAGTTATCGATGCGACTGCTGGCTTGTTTAAGGGGTTCTCAGACTTCAGTGGGCCTGGTGGTATAACTAAATCTGAAATGCAAATTGCAAAAACAGTGGCGATGTTAAACAAGCTCGGAGGCTCTATTGAGGATCAGACATCAATAGTCCAAAACCTTAGAATGGGCTTTATGATGAACGATCAACAGATAAACAACTCCCTTCTACAATTCGAAGCAATATCGGAAGTGCTTGATGTTGACTTGGGAACAGTGATGTCGAATTTTGCTAAGCAGGCTCCTTTGTTTTCAACTTTTGCTGACCAAGGGGTCCATGCGTTCAAGAGACTACAAGCACAGTCGAAGGCCACAGGTGTTGAAGTAGATCAGTTAGTGAAAGTTAGTGAAAAGTTCACAACGATTGAAAGCGCCGCTGGCATTGTGGGGCAGCTACAGCAACTAGCTCCTGGTGGAGACTTAGACTTTATGGCTCTCACGGAAGCCGCGTTAACAAATCCGAGCGAAGTTACAAATATGTTAATGGATTACCTCAATGACATTAATTTTGAAATACTGGACCCAGCCACACAAAGAGTATTTTCTAATGTTCTTGACATGCCCGTTTTTCAACTTAAAGCCCTAGCATCAAGAAAAGTAGAGGATTACGAGAAACTTGTGAAAGACGCTGAAACTGCTACAGAAGCAGGCATTGCACAAAAGATAATGGCTGGGTCAGGAGTAACAGAAGTACAGACAGCTATAATGGATACTATTGCTGGTGTCGAGGGGCTAGCAAAAGCTATGAGAGAGGCCGACAAAGGAGCGTTCCAGCAGACACTTACTAACATGGACTTGATTGGTGACGCGATGGCCAACATGAAAAGTTTACAACAAGGTGTTTTAAGTGCCTACGAAGGGGCGACAAAAGCCGTCTTTAAAGAAAACGATGCGAAACTTAAAGAAATTATAAAACAAGAACGAGAAGAAATGCTGAAAGCATTTGAAGGTATGCAACTTCATGTAACTATGGACCGAGGCTCTTTTAAGGGATATATAACCAATGTTGTAAGGGGGGCTGAATAATGGCGATTAACAGTATAGACGCAACTGATGTTTTAGAGAATAAGGGCCACGTCTTGGAGTTCTATCAGACTTTCTCTGGTGCTTCCGTGTCGTTCAAGGCTTTCTTAAAAAACTATAGTGAAACTTTTAACAGTCAGTGGTCAGGCACTAGGGTGTTTGGCCGCCCAGATCCCATACAGAATTTTCAAGGCACGTCAAGGACACTAAGCTTGTCTTGGATTGTCCCTGCTTTTAGCCTCGATGACGCACAAGGAAACTTAGTTAAAACATCAACCTTGGCCCGGATGCTTTACCCTGAATACTCTAAGATTGATAACGCGTCAACGATATCTAAAGGACCCCTGATCAAGATAAAGTTTGCTAACCTTATTTATGACGCCTCTAAGGGTCCTGGGGGAGATGTTAGGACTTGCGGCCTACTGGGAGTCATACCGAGCTTCCAATGGCAGCCAGTGATGGATGACGGCTTCTTTGACCCTGACAAGCAGTTGTTTCCAAAAAATATTAGTTTGAGTATTAGCTTTAATGTCCTTCACCAACATACGCTTGGTTGGGAAAAAGCTGAGGCAGCTCAAATTAATCAAAACAGGGAATTAACTAAAGATAAAAGAGATAAGATCAACGACCGCAGAGAGACAAACGCCTCTAACGCTGCACCTTCTTGGGGAGCCGATGCAGCTTTATTCCCGTGGTCGGCTGGACTTCAAAGAGCCAACACATTAATAGGTACTAATACGGTTAGCTCTGGTGATGCTGATGAGCATCCACAGGTTGAAGCCAACACAAAGGCTGTGACGGATGGGAACTAATAATGTCTAGATATTTTGGAAGAACTAAATTTTTTAATCAAGAAGATCTATACGAAGATATGTTTTCGGAAAGAGGCGTAGAAGGGATTAGGCAATATACAACCCCGAACTTAAAGCATATTAATGCAAAGCAGATCGCTTCATTGACTGTTATTAATCATGTTTGGAAGACAGGTGATAGATTTTTTAAGTTGGCTCATGACCACTATGGCGACTCTACTAAGTGGTGGATTATAGCTTGGTATAATAGGAAGCCAACAGAGAGTGATATTTCTTATGGCGACATTATTTATATACCACACCCACTAGACAAGGTAATGTCGTACTTGGGAGTATAATATGAGCAATGGAAGAGACACAGCAGAAAACCCAAATACCGAGCGTATACCGGATGTAGAATCGGGTGCTGGCGATAGTGCTCTTAACGACATACAGCTTCCTTCGGCGGGCACTAGCTTCGGTGCAGGTAGCCTAGACTACGATCCAGATTCTAACTTATCAGGCAGAGGAGCGATTGGTAAAAATATACAAAATGGTGGCGACGCGGACCCCAACGTGGTAGCCCTACAGACATATATCGCTGAGCAACTGGATAACGAATGGGATAGAAATGAATTTGGCAACACTAATGAATTGCCTAGGTATGGTATAGACGGAGTATGGCGTTGTGAAACGCAAGGTGCTTTTAATAAACTACTAAAACAGAAGGGCATAGATCCATGTGAAGAATCAGGTGGTTCTGAATGTGGAGATGGTGTTCCAAACTGTATTTTAGATGAAGCTACACTTGAGAAACTTAAGCAAGCCGACGCAGAAAAAGAAGTTGAGGAGGAACAGAAGGAAGAACAGGCGGCTGAAGAAGAGCCAGAGCCCCCTATCCCAGATCAATGTTTTCTTATAAATAATATTGAAAGAATTATACGAGATTCTAAGCCATCGCAAGAATCTCAACTTTATGAATCAGTCCAGAGTGGCCGAGAAACTGTAAAATATAAATATTTGCACAAAGTAACAACTAGCGACCCTGCTACTATGATGAACAAGCTGAGAATGAGACCTGGTGCTTTGCAGTTTTTAAACATCAGACATTGGCAGCTTTCGCAGCTTGTGCCGACAATAAGAATATATAAGCAGTACCCACAGGGTCCGGGAAAAGAGCCGAGAGAGGTTGAAATAAAATTTAATTCTTTTGTTGACCCAGTCACAGACTTGCAAGATATGCTCAATAGCCAGCTACAGAGAGGAGTCGGCGTAGGAATTGAGTATTTAACATATGATTGGGTTGGGCAGTTTATATCAACAGCTAAAAAACAAATTATAGGAAAACTAGCAATTTATGCTAATAACTTTAATGAATTGCTGAAGACAAGAAGAGGGTTTGACCAGAACGGGGTAGAGCTTGAGGGTGGCTATAGAATAATAGATATTTTCTTACCAGAAGGGATGAAGAAGGATCCTAACAAATCTAGTGTTAGGGCTGTAGTTGGTTGGGCAGCTACTGGTGGTGGTGGATTATTAGAGCCCGAATTGATTTCAGCAATCGAAGACACCCAGATATCCCTAGACCTAGGCGTTAATGATTATGATATAGATATAATGGACCAGGATGGCGGGGCTGTTCGATTAATTGCTAATATGTACCCCCGAACTGAGGCACTAACTCTGGGCACGCAGGCAGATATCTTTGCGGACTCCGCTGTTAGGAAGAAAAGAAAAGAAAGAAGAAAAGCCTTCCAGGAGTTGACTTCGTTCTCTGAAGAAAAGGAAGTTGACCCCACTAAGCCAAATGATTCTGGCGACGGCGAGCAATCAAAAGCTTGTCTATCTGATGAGGACAAAGCAAAATTTCAAGCTCAGTACGAACAGGCAATCCAAGAGGAGATGGAAAACTCTTCACAAGATATTTTGAAGAAACTACTTCTTAATGATTCAATTTATAGTTTAGCCTTACCGACATCAAATACTGACGATGTCCCAAGAATATTGCCAATGAGATGTGACGAGGAGAGTGATTTAGAGTTTATTAATAATCCCGAAGTCAGGCTAGTTAATTATTTCTTTTTAGGAGATCTGTTAGAGGTAGCACTAAGGAATGTGCTGGAGGTAGATGAGGGTGAGAATACAGAAATTTATTTTGGTAATATACGGTATATCACAGGCCCCGTAACGCTTACTGGTGTGCTGGCAACGCTTGATGAAAACCCAGACGAAACTACTAATTCAACAAAAAGTATTCAAATTAACATAGCAGACATACCTATCTCAGTTGAATTATACACTGACTTTATGTCTAAGAAACTCAGGAACAGTGTTGAGTTTGGTCAAGCCTATCCATTGTATAAGTTTACTACGGAAGTAATTAAAGAGCTAATTTTTGAAGCCATGGGTCCTGACTGTCGTTCTGGCTTAAATCGCAAGGATGTTAATCTAGAGACCACTATTCTTAGCGCTGATCCTGCGTTTGGTAACATCGACCCGTTAGACGAAAAACTGTCTAGTTTTTCAAAGAACGCAGCCAAACAGGACAAGAAAGCAAATAGAAAAGCTAAAAGAAAAGCTAAAAAGGACGGCTCAGAACCTGTCGAAAATCAAACCAATTCATCTATTTTAGACTTAGACCAGTTCCAACTAGATTTTGACAACCCAGCAAATAGCAGCGTTGTTTTTGATTCCTTGATTAAAAAGACCGCTGGGGAACAGTACCACTACTTTATTATTCACTCAATTCAGGAACAGCCTAGCTTACAGCACGATCCGGATTCACCTGAGACTCGGTATGAAAAAGATTTTAAAAATGGAGTGTATCACTTAACAACTGGGCTTGACCGTGGCTTGCTGATTGGAACTACCTTCTCCACTGGCCAGAGAGACCCGCTATTAAGGTCGGCAAGATTTCTTCAGGACCGGGGTGCTAGTGCAGACATAGCTTTGGCAAATAGGTTTCAAGCTGAGGTTGAGATGTATGGAAACAACTTCTTTTATCCGGGCACGAGTTTGTATATAAACCCGAGAGGGCTGGGGGCAGATTTGTTGGGGGATCCAAGCAAAAATGATTCTATTTCAAATATTCTTGGCCTGGGGGGATACCATAGAATCACTGGGGTTAAGCATCGTCTTGACAACAACGGCTACAAGGTTACCCTTTCGGCTATCCAGACAGGTGAAGGCAATGATCCTAAGGCTTTCCCAAATAATACAAACACAGTTGGGGATGAAGTCGGCCCATGTACAGACTTGCAGAAACTTAAAACTAATTTTGAAAACTCTTTAAATAACGGGGGGTCCGGTAATGGCTAGAAGATCATTCAAAGGCAAGAATTCTAAACAAAGTTCCAAATTTTTGTTTGATGAGAGGGCTAAATACCACAATGATGCTGTTCCACAAAGAGTATTGGAACAATATCCAGGAGTTTTTCGCAACTTTTGGTTTATTGAGAACATGTACTATGGCAGGATAGACCGCCAACACCGTTTTTTAGTCGCAAAGCCAGAAAAAATTAAGATAGTAGATAACCCAAAGGGTAATAGCATTTTTCTAATTGATTTTGTTGCTGACGCTATGAGTGATTTCTTGGATGAGTACGAAAAAGCCTTATCTGCTAGTAAAATAAGAAAAGACGATGAGGTTTTATCATCAATCACCCCCGAGTCAGGCTATACAAGCGTGTTATATGATTATGACTTGCACATGAATTCACTGAGAGATGAGGCACATAAAATTATAGCCTCTAACCACTCCAGCATAGAAGATTTTGATGATTTTGTGGAGTTTTTCTTAGAATATTTCTACATTAATGGGATGAACTCGCCTCTGACTCTTACGGGCTTTATAGCGAGTAGGCTATCCTCCCCCATGACAACAGGCCTCTTTACTGATTTCACGTCACTTGACTACGGCAGTGATGAGGACAAGGTAGCCAAACTGATTGATAAGCCAAACTACAGATTTTTTATTAAAAACTCTGCTAAATATGGCTTCTTAATAGATTATAATATACCTTGGAGAGTCTGTGCGAACCTAGGAGCCACAGAGATGGAGAGGTACATGTACCGGTATGGTTCTACTAGCCAAAGCATATTCGAAGATTATTATGATTTCACATATATGAAAGATATTGATTATTTAATGAATTATTTATATAAATTTTATAATAGATTTGTTGGACTACGCCCTTATATTAGACGTGAAAAAGTTCTTAACGATAGGGGCCTTCAAGTGCTTAGATATGTTGACAGGAGACAGAGACTTACTAAAGAAAAATTAGATAGAAACTATAATGATGAATACAAACTAAAATTATATGTTGATATAAGAAACTACGAATCAAAAAATAGATATAGTTCTGCTTTAGTAGAAAATATAAAACAAAATGCTATTGCTTATTTAGATACAAATGACTTAGATATAGCTAATGAATATATCAACAATCAATTCATTGGTTTTTTAAATGACCCGCACGCTTATAATGGTTATACTATGAGACAAGATGCAAAAAGAAATAATGAACAAATGAGTGGGCAAGACCTTCAGGATTTGTTAAATGATTCGGTAACTGATTCAAGAAAAACATTTTACTGATTGGGGGGAAATTGTTATTTCAAACACTGGACGACAAAAAAGAATGTGTCGCCGTCTACAAAAATGGGCTGCTTGGTTCAAACGATTTAACAGATGATTTAACTCATACATGGAATGCTTCGGCTTTCTTGAAGGGCATGCCGGTTGAGTATGCGTACCTTTACTGCCAACAGGGTCTCAAGGAGGTATGCCCTGAGCACTTACAGACTGAGCTAGAAGAAACTTTGGGGCTTCTTCGTGCTTACACAATCTCGATGAGCGAATCAAAGATTGATACGAATCAGCATTGCTTTTATGATTTGGTTCCTGACTCATTTTTAGCTAAATTCTGTGAGATTAAGAACAAGATCTCTCAGCATGTCTTTCACACACATGGAAGACCAAAAAACTATACTTTTCTAAAAGAATTGCACGAAATTGCTCAGGAAATTAGTAACAAAAGATTAAATTTAGATTTTTCTCGTGTTTCCGCACGACACCTCAGCTTTGCTAGCCGTAACAAGCTAAAGAGTGTTCGTTCTGCTGCTCCATACATTAGATACAATATTTTTGGCTCTAGGACAGGCCGGATGACAACCAGAAAGGGTAGTTTTCCGATACTCAATGTTAACAAGGAGTTCCGCCAAGCTATACTTCCGACCAATGACAGGTTCGTAGAGCTTGACTTCAATGCTTTCGAGCTAAGAATCCTTTTATATCTTCTTGATAAAGAGCAGCCAGTCATTGATATTCATGAGTGGAATGTTAAGAATGTCTACGATGGCATCCCTACCCGAGATGAAGCAAAGACAAGAATCTTTGCGTGGTTGTTTAATTTAGATTCCAAGGACCACATGTCTGAAGGCGCGTACAATCGAAGTGAAATACTAGAAAAGTATTGGGATGGTACATCTGTTACAAATCCATTCGGGAGAACCATTGAAACAGACAGATTTCACGCTATCTCCTACTTAATCCAGAGTACGGCTGTGGATATTGTTTTGAGGCAGATGATAAAGATAGACAAACTGCTAAAAGATAAAAAGTCCCACATTGCCTTTACAATCCATGACTCAGTGGTTATAGATATGGCAGAAGAGGATATGAGTTTGCTACCAGAGCTAAAGAGACAGTTCTCTACATTCAGGGACACACAGTTCTTAACTAACATATCTATTGGTAGTGATTTTAGGAATATGGAGAGCGAAGGGTGAAAAGACCTACCAGAAATAAAAGTAGAAGTCTCTGACGAAAACCCTTATACTCGTCGTTTAAGTATAAAGTGGAAAATGCAATCAACCGGGAAGAAAGATTTGGTCATTGACCGAAGCGGTGAACACCCGATTGCTTACGGACATGAAGAGTTTGAATTTATAAGAGTGGAGAGTGAAAAATGAAGAGATATTTTGCCAAACCCGGCACTTGGTTCAAGGAAGGTACAGAATGTTCCAGGCGTGAAGAAATGTGGCCAGCTTGCTGGCTATACGATAAAAACGGCGTACCTCATGCATCTGCAACTTACACCGGCATATACATTGTTGGATCTCCTGTGGAAGACCGTCACCCGAATTACGATAATTATTGGTATAACAAGGGATATAAAAAAGGTGATGAAGTCGAAATGAGCGAGCTTTGTTACGATAGCGAATTTATTGTTTTGGAGGGTACCCCTCATTTTGAACCGGACGAAAAGGGGAAGAGACAATGACTGTTCAACTTTGGGGCCTACGAGAAGAAGCTGAATATGGCTATGGTGGATGGACCGCTTGCTACGAAGAGGTTCGTGAGCTAGTCGCTACGTTCGATACCAAAGAAATGGCAGAGGTTTATGTCATGGCGTCAAGGCTAAAGAATGCCCAAAATTATGACCTGCGTTTGACGCAGGGGGGGTTTCGCTACAGAGCCAGTTCTTTGCTTCGAAACTACGCTACCTATGAGATCGAGGAGCCAGTGCAACCTCCGCACAATCCACCCATTCCGAACCGAGGCGAAGATGATTGAGTCGTTGAATTTCTTAAACAAGAGGAGAGCGAAAAATGAGAAAATGCAAGTTCATTAGAACTAACAATGAAGTAAACTCTATTTTTGTCCCTCTACCAAACTCGTGGGAGAGACACCAGTGGCTAAAGGGATACTTTGGAAAAGAATGCGCTGTCGTTGGAAAAGAAATGTGGGACTTGCTCATTGAGAGGCACGAGGTTAAAGTGTTGGTGGAAGAAAACGGCGTGTTTCGTGAGGAGAACGAAGAATGAAACATACACTATCATTTTCAATGACATCACTGTCAGGTGATGAACACGACAATGAAATAATCTTTGACACCAAAACAGATGCTCAAAGAGCATTGAATCACATTAAGCAAGAGACTAGTCCATGTCACAGTTTTTCAATTCAGCCTTATCGTGAACCCCCTTCTATGACTTTTGATGAATGGAAAATTCGTTTTGGATAAGGAGAGCGAAGAATGAGTGCTGCAATAAAAAAGGTCCTTGTATATCGAGCGCTAAGTTTCGCGATTGGATTCGCGATGTCTTATTTATGGTTTGGTGCTTTCACTCAGTCATTTGGTTTTATGTTTACAACAATGATAATACTCACAGTTGTTCATTACTTACTTGAACAATGGTGGGTAGAGGAGAGCGAAGAATGAAAAACCCTCTAGTTGACGAAGACTTTTATATACACGGCCTCCAACCCGGCGACGAGGTGTGGGCAAGTGGAAAATTTGATTCATCCAGATACAAAGGAATCTTTCAGGAGTTCTTTCGCGAAAACGATGACCTAAAACTACGCATAAAGGCATACTCAGTGAGTGACTATGACTGGGAAAATAACAAATGGGGTGAAGAAAAGAAGATCGACGAGATCCAAGAACTTGGAACCATCGGTTGGCTATTCTACTGTTGGGAACGCGATATTGACGGAATGAGGACGGCTATGGCGTCGTTCAAGGAGAGCGAAGAATGAAAATTGAAGGACCGATTTGGATCGAATCCAAGCCAAAAGAAGGCTCCCTTGTTGGAACTACACTTTACAATCAGTTTATTTCTTTTAATAACAAAGAGATGGACTATGAATGCCCGTATCACATGGCAGAAGTTATGAACGCCCTGCTGACAAAGCAAGATGTAGAGATGATAGGTGACAAAGACCCAAGCTCTCTTTTCGCTACTATGGGCACCACCCCGTGGAGATTTGTACCCGACTATTTGCAGGAAGCTCTATCAGATTTAAATGCGTTTGGAGAAGACACGATTGTCGCTAGGCGTCATTGGGTTCTCAATGGCGACGACCTTTTCCCTGTTGTTATAGGGGAGAGCGAAGAATGAAACTGCTTCGTAAGATTCTGATTCGTTTGGGAATCTGGGGTTATTTCTACCCGCCATATGAGTTCCTTGGCGTTGGCATCAAGATCCATAGAGATTGGCCTTGGAAGAATAAACCCCTAACAGCCGACGAGATCGTGTCAGTGCAGCCTATGACAGCGCCGTCAGAGCTT